GGCGCGCATCTCCCATATCCCTTAACCCTAAGCCCTTGAACGGTTCTGGCGAACCGTCGAGAACAGACCCGGAACTCACACAGGCGAAGTCAGCACTGGCCGCGCTCAAGCGATCCAAGGACTCCGACCCCGACGAGATCACCACGGCTGAGAAGCGGGTCGCTGAACTGACCGGAGTGGCGCCATGATCGCCGACCCCATCACCGGAGAGATCCTCGACCACCCGACGCCAGCCGCGGATCGAGAGCTGACCCGCCAAGCCGGTGTCCGCGCCGCCATGCACGAGGTCAAGGCCGAGCTTGCCGAGCTGCCTGATCCGAAAGACGCCTGGTTCGGCCGCAAGCGACCAGACCGGCCAGGCTTCCACACCCACGTCGCCGACGGTCACTGGTACTGGCACCGTCACGAGGCCGCCGAACCGTTGCACGAGCACGAACCCGATGACGAACCATTGCCTGAGCCGAACGTGGGCTTTGTGGCCGAACCGATGGAGGCGAGCGACTCGTGACGCGCAACGACGCCCGGCTGCGAACCGAGCGCCGTGCGGCTATCTGGTGGCTAAGAGACCTCCAGTTTACCGATCGGAAGGCGTGTGATGGGGATTCTCGACAGGGGTATTGCCTGATGGCAAAGCGCGCCGAACGTCCACCAGCGCCAGAAGCGCGCCTCTCGTCGTCGAATCGCCGCCGCGCGAGAGCCGCGATGGCTGCTCGTGACGCGACAGCTGCGATCGAGCACGAGCTGACCGACGAGAGGATCTGCGAGCTCTACCGGATCGTCGAGGCGCTCACCGAGCCCGACAGCTACGGCAGCGGGTCGTCAGGCGCCGGTCAAAAGGGCTCGGTAGCCGATCCGGTCGGGTCGATCGTCGCATCGCACGGTGGCGGCCGGGTGGACCGGTTCGGGGCCATTGACGACGACGACTGGCAGCGGATCCCAGACCGGACGCTCGTGAAGACGCTCGCCATCTTCGACATGGTGCACGAGTCGTCGCGTCTCATGGCCAAGGCCAAGCGCGAGTGGGTGGCGATCTTGAACCGGAAGGACATCCACGAGGACACGCCTGGCCAGCGCCACGTCGGCAGCTGCTCGCGCTGTGATGCGCCGATCAGCGGCGCGGTCGGCGACGAGAAGCACGGCGGGCTGTGCGAGGACTGTTACGGCGAGTACCTGACCCTTGCGATGCCGACCGGCGTGATCGCGACGGTCAACGACTTCGTCAAACACGGCGGGCGGTGCGACTTCTGCGACGAGTTGTGCTCCGGCGCAGCTAGCGACAGGTTGCGAGAGGCAGGCAAGACCGGCGAGCGGTACTGCAAGCGCCACTACGACGAGTGGTGGCGAGGTGGCTTCGACGCGCCAAGTGGATCCCGCGACCAGGTTTCCTAATGGGTCGCGAGACCGAAACCGTTTGACCAGGTATCCGACTCCCGCGCCGCGAAACGTGCTAATGCTGGTACTAGTTCGGTCGTCGTGTGTCTGCACGGCGATCGCTCCGCGTCCAGAGGCAGGCGACCGTGCATGACTCAGTGATGCGATTCGTTCGTGAGCAAGTCCGCCAGCTCGACCTGAGCAATCGCGCGGTTGTCGAGATCGGCTCCTACGACGTCAATGGTTCGGTTCGCTCGCTGTTCACCGGTCCCTACATCGGCCTTGACATGGAAGATGGCCCAGGTGTGGACATCGTTGGGCACTCGACGAACCTGCCATTCGAGAACGACTCAGCACCGGTAGTCGTCTCGACCGAGGTCCTCGAGCACGATCCGCGGCCTTGGCTGTCGATCGCAGAGATGGGACGAATCCTCGCCGTCGGTGGCCACCTGATCCTCACCGCCCGCGGATACGACGAGCGAGGTTGCTTCCAGGTTCATCGGCATCCTGAGGACTACTGGCGGTTCTCGATCCCGTCGTTCCGCGTGATGATCGAAGATGCCGGTCTCACCGTGCTCGACCTGCTGCCTGACCCGCAGGCGATCGGTGTATTCGCCACAGCGATCAAACATGGCGTCACCTGAGTATTCCGGCGCATGGCCGCGTATCCGCAAGGCGGTTCTCGCACGCGACGGCCACCTGTGCCAGATCAAGGGGCCCAAGTGCAAAGGCGTCGCTGACCAGGTTGACCACATCGTGCCTGTCAGCGCCGGCGGTCCGTGGTTCGACAAAGACAACCTGCGCGCATCCTGTGGGCCTTGCAACAACGCACGGGTAGACCGAAGCGGTAGCGACCGTTGGCGGTCGGCGCGGACGCGGGTGATCCTTGTGGTCGGCGCGCCAGGCAGCGGCAAGTCCACCTACGTCCAGGCCAACCAGGCGCCCGAGGATCTGGTGGTCGACTACGACCGATTGGCCGAAGCACTCGGCAGTCCAGTCGGCCACGACCATGCCGAGTCGATGCACAAGGCCACGATGACGGCCCGAAATGCTGTGCTGGGAGCGATCCGGCGTGGCGACCTCGACGTGCCGCGAGTGTGGATCATCTCCTCGAACCCGAACGCCGAGGCCATCTTCCCCTTCCATGATCGGGTCGAAATCGATAGCGGGAAAGACGAGGTCAGGCGCCGGGCAATCGATGCGGGGAGGTCGATGGACTGGCTCAAGCTCATCGATGACTGGTACGCCACCCGTGCTGGCACTGTGACTGAGCAGGTCGCCGGTAGCCGCGACTGGTAGGATGGGGGGACGGGTACCTGACGGGTTTCCGCCGGTTTTTTTGACCCGGCACCGGTCGTTTTATATCTTCTCATCGCATTTGACCATTTGTAGGAAAGGGGGTCTAGTTGCCTAGTCGCCCTGCCGCTCCCGACGGCATCCACGAAGAACTCCGTTCGCTCGCCTTCGCCGTCGACATGCTGATGCCGCTACCAGGCAATCCACGTCGAGGCGACATCGCGGCGGTGGCTCGCAGCTATGCGGCATTCGGCCAACGCAAGCCGATCGTCGCCCGGCGCCAGGGTGACTCTGGAATCGTCATCGCCGGCAACCACCAGCTCGAAGCGGCCAAGCAACTGGGTTGGAAGAACATCGCCGTGGTCTGGGTCGACGACGACGACATGACCGCTAGCGCCTTCGCCCTCGCCGACAACCGGACGGCCGACCTCGGGGACTACGACGACGACGCCCTGGCCGCAATGCTCGCCGGGATCGACGATGCCGCACTCCTCGAAGCCACCGGGTTCGACCAGGATGCCATTGCCAAGCTGATGGGCGCCGACCAAGACGCCCCGGACCAGTCGGCAGACCTGCAATCGAATTGGGCTGTCGTGGTGACCTGCCATGACGAGTCCGAACAGCTGGTGCTCCTGCGCCGGTTCACAGGGGAGGGTCTGGAGTGCCGCGCACTCACATCCTGAGACGCTCTGAGATCGTCAGGTCGCCTCGGGTCGTCCAGGTCGAGGGAATCTTCGATATCCCCGCTGCGAAGGCGTCAGAGCTCGCCTGGGACGTGGATCTGCCCTTTGACGAGCGCCCCTGGCTCATCGGGGCCATCGTCGGCCCGTCCGGCTCAGGCAAGTCCACCATCCTCGCTGAGATGTTCGCCTCCCCCGCGCCGCTCGAGTGGCCCTCTGACCGGGCCGTGGTTGACGCCTTCGATCCGGCGTTCGGGGCGCAAGAGGTCACCTCGGCACTCTCCGCCGTCGGGTTCTCCTCGCCGCCGTCATGGCTGCGGCCGTTCTCAGTCCTCTCCAACGGCGAGCAGTTCCGTGCCGAGCTTGCCCGGCGCCTGTTGGAGAGCGACGGCTCGATGGTCGTGGACGAGTTCACGTCCCTCGTCGATCGCCGGGTGGCCAAGGTGGCATCCGCCGCCGTTGCGAAGTACATCCGCCGTTCCGAGCGGCAACTCATCGTCGCCTCGTGTCACTCCGACATCCTCGACTGGTTACAGCCCGACTGGGTTTACGACTGCGGCCCAGGTCAGTTCACTTGGAGGTCCCTTCAACCCCGTCCCAAGATCCCGGTCACGATCGAACGATGCGACCCCGGCGAGTGGGAGACCTTCCGTCGCCATCACTATCTGACCGGGAAGCTGGTCAAGTCGGCCCATTGCTACCTGGCCAGGGTCGAGGGCGCCCCAGCGGGGTTCGCATCGGCCATCCCATTCCCCATAAACAACCACGGGCTGATCTGGCGGGAACATCGCACGGTGGTGCTGCCTGACTTCCAAGGTGTCGGCCTCGGCAACCGTCTCTCGGAGTATGTCGCCTCGCTGTACAAGGGCCACGGCTTCCGCTACCGGAGCGTCACGTCGAGCCCGTCCATGATCAAGCACCGGGCGCGGTCGCCCCTCTGGCTGATGGCCCGGAAGCCCTCGATGGTCCGACCCTCAGGCCAAGGCGCGGCGACTATCGCTCAATCGACCCATAGATACACGGCGAGTTTCGAGTATGTCGGCCCCAAGACCATCGGCCAGGACCGGGACCTGCTGTTGGCGGTGCCCACGAGGACCGATGGCCGGCGGATGCGCCCAAGAGGCCACAAGGTCAGGCGGTGACCCGTCGCGAGATCCGGGTGCGCCGAACCCACGCCCAGTCTCTCGGGCTGAGCGACCACAAGCCGAGCTGGCCTTTAGCGGGGCGCGGCCGGCACGGGCGGGGGTCGGCCAGTATCCAATGCCACTGATCGGCCCTGGCCCACGGGCTTTCACTGTCTCGCACACAGTCGACGAGCCGGACCGTTCCGATGATCGCTCCTCGGGGGAGGTCAGCGTCGGCTGGCTCGGTCGGATCGTCGGCGAGACCTGCGTGGATGACGAGGATGCCCCGGTACTTCGTCGGACGGCTGCGGTTCTCGACGTCCTTCGATCCATCCATGATCAGGCTGGCCCAAGGCTGGCGGATCGTGAGTGCCTTCATGTCTTCATTATAAGCCCGTCCCTTCTCGGTGTAAAGGGTGAATCCCCTGGTCATGGGCATAAAATCGGCACCAGATGACCTGACCCCGACCGCGCTGGCAGCCTGGAACGCCTTCTGGGCGTCGCCTCAGTCAGATGCCGTCGAGGACGTCCACCTCCCGGCGCTCTGCCGACTGTTCGGGCTGTACTCCGAGCTTGAAGAGGTCTGGGCACTCGCCCGCAAACATCGGCTCGTACAGGGCTCGAACGGGCAGCCGGTTCCCAACCCTCTCTACCGGGCCACCGACACGTTGCGAGCGGAGATCCGTGCTCTCGAAGATCGATTCGGCCTCAATCCACTCGCCCGAGCGCGTCTCGTCGCCTCCACGAAGGAGCCGGATAGCCCTGACGAGTTTGCCCTCCTCCTCGGATCGTTGTCCGCCACGGTGGGCGACGACGAGAACGCCCAGCCGGCAGACGCTCGGCCCGGAGGTAGCCAGAGCGGCTGATTCGATACATCAGCCGCTCATGCCCTGGCAACGGCTCGTGGCTGATATCGGGCTTGAGCTGTTCCCCGGCACGATGATCCCCGCATATCGCGAGGTCGTCATCACAGTTCCACGCCAGAACGGCAAGACCACGCTGATGCTCGCGTGGGAGATACAACGGGCGCTCGGGTGGTCAGTCTCGCAGCGGATCGCCTACACGGCTCAGACGGGCAAGGACGCCCGTGAGAAGCTGATCAATGACCAGGCCCCCCTGATCGATCCGGCCATGCCCCCACGCCTCCCTGTGAAGGCGGGCGTGAAGCGGGTCAGCCGCGGAGTGGGCAACGAATCGGTCCTCTTCAAGACCGGCTCCCGCATCATCCTGCTCAACTCAGGAGACGATTCCGGCCACGGCAAGACCCTGGATCTGGGCGTCATCGACGAGAGCTTCGCCGACGAGGACGACCGACGTGAGCAGGCCATGTTGCCGGCGATGCTGACCCGGCCGAGTGCCCAGATCCTCAACATCTCAACCGCCGGCACAGAGAAGTCGGCGTTCCTGAAGCGCAAGGTCGACACCGGGCGCGCCGCAGTCGACGCAGGCGTGACGTCGGGGATGGCTTATTTCGAGTGGTCCGCCGGCGAGGACGCCGACATCGATGATGAGGCGACCTGGTGGTCGTGCATGCCCGCCCTCGGGTACACCCAGACGATCGAGGCGGTCCGCCATGCTCGCCTAACCATGCCGGAGGGCGACTTCCGCCGTGCTTGCCTCAACCAGTGGACGATCTCGGAGGAGCGTGTGATCCCAGCCGCGGTGTGGAACGCCGTGTGTTCCGAATCCTTGGCGCCCGACAGGGGACTCGTCATCGGCCTCGACGTGAACCCTGAGCGTTCGGCCGCCGCCATAGCGATCGCCGACAACGAGGGCCGCTGCGAGCTGGTCAAGTTCGCCGAGGGCGTCGGCTGGGTCGTCGCCAAGGCGTCCGAGCTGGCCAAGAAGTGGGAAGCGCCCGTCGCCTTCGACACCTACGGCGGTGCGGCCTCGCTCATCCCTGAGATCGAGGCGAAGGGCGTGGTCTGCCATGGCTACTCGAGCCGGGAGATGGCGGCCGCGTGCGGCAACACCTTCGACGCGATCGCCGACCGCAAGATCCAGATTCGCCGCAACCCCGATCTCGACATAGCCGCAGCCGGAGTGCGCAAGCGCTCGGTCGGCGACACCTGGATCTGGGGGCGCAACTCCGACAAGGACGTCTCGCCCCTCATGGCGCTGACGCTCGCCTACGACAAAGCGATCACCTCGGGCCGCACGTCGGACTTGTGGTTCGCCACCGACTGAAGGACAACCGCCCAATGGTCCTCCCTGTTCCGGCCACCGAACCGTTCCCCCACCTCGTGCTCGACGACTTCTGGCTCCAAAGCCAACTCGACTCGGTTCTCGCTGAGATCCCTGACGAGGATCACCCGTCGTGGAAGCGGTTTGGCGGGGAACGCGAGGAAGGCAAGCTCGAAGGGTCCGACCAGTCGATGTGGGGCGAGATGACCAGGGGGTTCTTAACCCTGCTGTCCTCGCGGCCCTGGTGCTCGGCCCTGTCGGAAGCCTTCGTCATCCCCGACCTGACGCCCGACACGACCGGCGGCGGGTATCACCAGATCGTCACCGGTGGACGCCTGGCCATGCACGTCGACTTCAACCGCGGAGTCGGCGACTTGTACAGGCGGCTTAACTGCCTCGTCTACCTGAACAAGGGCTGGCGTCCTGAGTGGGGCGGCGCACTGCTGCTCGGCAAGGACTGCGAGGTCACGGTCGCCCCTCAGATGAACCGGACGGTCATCTTCGCCACCTCGGACCGCTCCTGGCACGGCCACCCGACACCATGGGCTGGACCGGAGCCTCGCCGGTCGGTCGCCGTCTACTACTACTCGCCTGAGCCTGCACCCGAAGCGGCCGGGGATCACTCGACGGTCTGGCTGGGCGCGTGAACTGGACGCGCATCGTCGCCTCGCTGCTCGAAGCGCTTGGCGTCCTCGCTGTCGCCGGTGGCGTCGGCTTCCTGGCCGTCTGGGCCGGGATCGTGACCCTCGGCGCCGGCCTTGTCCTATTCGGAATCGCACTCGAACGCGGTGACTCGCCGCCCTCACAGAAGGACATCAAATAACATGAACTGGTCCGCTGACCTCGCAGGATTGACCGACGACGAAGCTGGGTTCGTCAAGGAACTCCAGACCGTCGCCAAGAAGTACGGCGCGACAGCCCTCAGCTTCGTCGGCCGCATCGGCAAGCTCGATCTGACGACCGACGTCGACGCCTACGTGGCCGAGGCTGCCAAGGTCGCTCCAGACGTAGCCGCGGCGGCCACAGAGGTCGCCTCCGTCGTGAAGGACCTCCCGATCCCCGGCGCCACCGAAGTCGCAGCAGCGGCCACTGACATCGCAGCAGCGGCAACCGACGTGCCCGCATTCGTGGCCGAGTCCGAGTCCTTCGGCGAGAAGGTCGTCGACGAGCTGAAGACCGTCGAGCAGGACGTCGAGACGGCTCTCCACCTTGGCGGCGCCCCGCCCGCTTAACGGTTCAGTTGCTCCGGCGTCTGCCGGAGTCGTCCATGGGAGCAGGTACTTGCCTCCCCAACTTCCAAGGAGGTGATGCCCGCATGTTGACGAACCTCATTCGTCGACCGAGAGGCGAAGGCCGGTCTGACTCAGGAACTCTGAGTTTCCCGGATTACCTTCGCCTCTTCTAGCGAGCGCACCTGAGAGCAGTTTGGATTCAATGGCGTAAGTTATGTGATGCCGTCGGGCGGCATCGAAGAGATGACCGCCTCGCAGGCCAAGCGCAACCCGATCGTGTGGGCGTGCATCGCTCTCCGGCTGATGGTGTTCTCCGAGGTCCGCTTCACCTTCCAGGGCTGGCAGGCAGGGCGTCCCGGCAAGTTGTTCGGGACTCAGGACCTGACGCTGCTCGAGACCCCTTGGCCGATGGCGACGACAGGCGACCTGCTCTCCCGCATGGAAGTCGACGCGTCGCTGTACGGCAACTCGTACTGGGTGAAGTCGCCAGGCGGCCAGCAGCTGATCCGGCTCAAGCCGACGTCGGTCTCGATCGCCACGGTGGATGCCGAGGACGTGGAGACCGGGCTCGGCTACGGCAAGCTGCTTGTCGGCTACATCGTGAAGAACCTAAAGGGCCAGGTCACCTCCACATTCCTGCCCGAAGAGGTCTGCCACTACCGGCCGATACCTGACCCCGACTTCGAGTTCCGTGGCATCTCGTGGATGAACTCGCTGTTGCCGGACATCATCGCCGACCTCGACATGTCCGACTTCAAGCACTCCTTCTTGAAGAACGCAGCCACGCCATCGCTCGTCGTGCAGTTCCAACAGGGTGTTTCCCAGGAAGCCTTCGACAAGTTCAAGGACAAGCTCGAGTCGGCCCACACCGGTCCGCAGTCCGGCTTCAAGACCCTCTACCTCGGCGCTGGTGCGGACGTGAAGGTCGTCGGCTCCAACTTCCAGCAGCTCAATATCAACGCGGTGCAGGGCGCTGGCGAACTCCGGATCGCCTCGGCTGCCGGTGTCCCGCCGACGTTGCTCTCGCTGTCCGAGGGGATGCAGGGCTCGGCACTCAACGCCGGGAACTACGCCTCCACCCGGCGGCGGTTCTCCGACGCCACGATGCGGCCCCTGTGGCGCACGGCGGCAGGCGCGCTCTCGACACTCGTCGCCGTCCCCGCTGGCTCTCGCCTCTGGTACGACGGCCGTGACGTCCCGTTCCTGCAGGAGGACGAGACCGAGGCCGCCACGATCAAGTCTGAGGACGCGAAGACGATCCTGACCTACATCCAGGCAGGCTTCGAGCCCGACACCGTGATCCAGGCCGTCCTCACCGGCGACTTCACACTTCTCAAGCACACCGGGCTCGTCTCGGTGCAGCTGCAGAAGCCCGGGCCCACGCTGCCTCCTGGTGGCGAAGCCCAGCCGGATCCGAGATTGCCTGCCGACGACGACCTAGAGACGCCCGATGCTGACGTCCCGGCCCCGACGATCAAGAACCCGGCGCCATCGCCGGCCGGTGCTTAACCCGCCGATGACGACGACTCGAACAGTTGAGGTGAACTGATGCCAGCAGCTCCCATACACCACACCGCCATCGATAAGACCGGTTCTTGGAACGGCCCGGCCGCCGAGACGGCGTTCGACAAGGTGGCTGGCGACTTCCCGAAGCTGTACGCCTGGATTGACGAGGGCGAGACGGACGCCGACGCCGACGGGACCGACAAGGAGGACGGCTGGGGGCCTCACCACGACGTCGATGCAAAGGGGATCCCTGGCGACGCCAACGAGAAGGGCTTTCAGGCAACCATGGGAGCGCTCAACGGCGCCCACGGTGGCAACTCGGTCATCCCGTCCGGTGACCGCCAGGCCGTGTGGAACCACCTCGCTGCGCACTACCGGGACAGCGGCGTTGACCAGAAAGACATCCCTGAACTCCAGACCGTCGAGGCAAACTCCAGGCGTGAGCGTTGGTATGCGTTCTGTCGCGCCAACCCGCCCAAGACAGCGGAGCAGCGCGTCGACGACTCCACGTCATTCGGCGACATCCAATCGCTCGTCTATGCGGCGCTCATCGTGGAACTCGGCAAGGACGCTGAGGACGGCGTCGGCGACATCGACATCTGGGTCCGGGACTTAAGCGACGAGTGGGTCGTGTTCCACCGCTACGGCGGCGACGAGCCTGGCGACTGGCAGCTGAACTACTCGATCGACGCTAGTGATGTCGTCACGTTCACCGGTGACCCGATTCAGGTCGTTGAGCAGACCGAGTACGTGCCAGCACCGGAGGCCAACGCCGCAGCCAAGAAGGGTATGTGGCGGGCCGTCGCAACCGACAACGCCGACTACCAGGCAGGCAAGGGCGACAAGTCGGCTGGTGTCCCTCAGATGTCGGCGGCCGACTTCGCGGCGTCCCATCCCAATGCGGACCCTGACGATTACCCGTTCTACCAGGCAGGTTACGCGGCTGACGATACCGACGGCGGCCTCGAACTCGTGGACGCCAACGCCCAGGCTGCAGCGGCCACGCCCGGTGGTGGAGACGCTGCCGACGGTGAGCCGGTGTGCTCATACTGCGGCGCCTCGAACGATTCCGACGCCGACTACTGCGACCAGTGCGGCCAGTTCCTCGGCAACGGCGCGCCGGTCGTGACCGTGGACGACCCGACCGACGAGGCGAACACGCCCGACCCTGGCATCGAGGACCCTCAGCGCCACAAGACGCCGATGGAGAACCTGCTCCGTGCCCGCCATTCCAGCCCTGGCGCCCCGAGCGTCCTGCTCCGCGATGCGACGTCGACGCCCGCCGGCCAGAGCGGCTCGCTCATGTTCGGCTATTTCAGCACGTTCAACGAGTGGTACGAGATCGACTCGTGGTTCGAGGGCCAGTTCCTTGAGCGCGTCGCTCCCGGTGCCTACTCAGAGACGATCCAGGGCGACAAGTCGTCGATGCGGGTGCTCTACGACCACGGCTTCGATCCGCAGCTCGGCAACAAGCCGCTGGGCCCGCTCTCGACGCTCCGCGAGGACGCCATCGGCGGGTACTACGAGGTCCCGCTCCTCGACACCGACTACAACCGCAACTTCGTGCTGCCTGCGCTCCGCGGGCTGCTCATGTCCGGCGAGACGGTCGGCTCCCAACTCGGGGCATCGTTCCGCTTCATCGTCCGCATGGACCAGTGGGACCGTTCCGGCAAGGTCACGATCGACAACCCGAAAGGGCTGCCGCTTCGGACCATCACGAATGCTCAAGTGCTCGAGCTTGGTCCGGTGACGTTCCCGGCCAACGAGGGCGCTAGTTCCGGCGTGCGGTCCACGACCGACGCCTTCATAGATCGCCTGCGCCACGACCCGGTAGCGCTTGCCCGGTTCACCGACCGGACGAGCCCGAAGGTCGTCCAGCGCATGTTCGCCAGCGTTCCGGCAGCGCCGTTCGCTGACACCAGCAAGACACCCAAGCCACCGGCGGCCAGCGGCCCTGCGGTTCGGTCCAAGGCAGCGCGTAAGGCGAAGAGCCTCGACGCTTTGCACCACATCGAGTCCTAGGAGGACAACGAAATGACTCCCGAAGAGAGGGCAGCACTGCGGGCAAAGCTCGCCGAGCTGTCCATAGACGAACTGCGGGCCGTGATGGCCTGGATGGCAGCCGAGGTGCGGTCGATCACCGACGCGGAATCGGTCACCCCCGAGCAGGACGCGCGTCTCGACGTCGCCTGTGAGGAAGCGATCGAGGTCCGTGACGTGCTCGAGAAGCGCGAGGCCCGCCAGCGCAAGGTGGCCGAGATCCGGAAGTCCGAGCTAACGCCCGGCGCCCCGGAGTTCGAGGTAGGCCGCAAGGTCAACCCGAACGCGGTCAACCTCCGCACGGCCAGCCGGAACGAGATGCGCGACGCAGCGCTCAAGGTCGTCGAGACCGAGGGCAAGCACCTCGCACCCTTCCAGCAGGACGGGATCGAGAAGCTGCTCCGCGGCAACAACGGCGACTGCGACAGCCGTGAGATCGCCAAGCTCCTGCTCCTGACCGAGACCGAGGGCTACCGGTCGGCCTTCGTCAAGGGGATCACGCAGACCAACCCGGCGTTCACGCCCGAAGAGGTACGCGCGATCAACGAGTACCGGGCAGCGAACGAAGGCACCGGCTCAGCCGGCGGCTACGGAATACCGGTCCTAATCGACCCGACGATCATCCTGTCGTCTGGTGCGCTCGAAGCTCCCATCCTCTCGCTCGCGACGATCAAGACGATCACGACCGACGCGTGGAAGGGTGTCACGGCCCCGGGTGCAACATGGTCCTTCGTCGCTGAGGCTGGCGTCGTCACCGACGGCACGCCGGCGTTGTCGCAGCCATCCATCCCGGTCTACAAGGCCGCCGGGTTCATTCCCTACTCGATCGAAGTCGGGCAGGACTACCCCGGATTCGCCGACGAGATGGCGATGGTGCTCGGCCAGGGCTACACGGACCTGATCGCGGCCCAGTCGATGACGGGCTCCGGCTCGTCACAACCGACCGGCCTGTTCACCGCCATGGCGAACACCACGACCAGCCCGGCCCACTCCAAGGTGACGACGGCGGGCGAGATATGCGCCCTCGACGTCCGTGACGTGTGGGCGCAGATGCCTGAGCGTTTCCGCCCCGGCTCGACGTGGGTGATGAACGTGCAGGTGGAAGCCCTCATCCGTGCCTTCGGCAACGGCCTGGCGCTCTCCGACTTCACCGTCAACCTTGCGGCTGACGGCACCTCGGTCCTGATGGGCAAGCCGGTCGTGCTGACCGACTATGCCCCAGGGTTCACGGGGACGACAGGAGCGGAGAACTTCCTGGTCGTGGGTGATGTCAGCCAGTTCTACATCATCCAGCGTGCTGGCATGACCGTCGAGCTGGTGCAGCACCTATTCGATACCAGCTCCGGCAGACCAACGGGACAACGCGGGTGGTACGCTTACACCCGCTTGGGCTTTGACGTGGTCAACCACAACGCTCTAAGGATTTTGGCCAATAGCTGATAGGTGTCCTCTTGACCTGCGGCCACCGTCTCCGGGCGGTGGCGGTGGCCGCAGGAACCGCCCACTTCCGCCCCGTTAGGAGCCCCCAATGTC